TTATTGGACATTACTTTTTAAATTGGGAATGGAAAGTAATGACAAAGGGGAGTAATGGGGCCTATGACGCCACTCGACTTTTAATTTTATTCCTTAAGGTCAATTTCTTATGCAAGCTTGTTTCTACCACCGGACCACGCCGTAGAGCACCTACCCAGCACTACCTCCACATCCAAAACAATCTGATAACCAGCCAAAATAATTGTTTACAAAGTCGAGAAAATGTGATATAATAGGAATTAAATAACCATTAAGACAATACAAGGAACTATGGGATATGGGAAGATTGACCGACATTGACTGGAACTTAGTTCAGTTCAAATATGAAGTCCTGGGTTATTCAATCGAAGAAATCCAGGATGAATATCAGCTATCAGATGCCCATATTAACTATATTTCCAAGGGCTGGAAACGCGTACCCGCCGCAGAACGCAAACACCTCACCTTTACAAAACTCGAATCCCTCGAAGAAGTCACCGAAGAAGTAAAAGCCCAAATCGCAGAAGAATCTGAAACACTCACCACCCTAAAACAAAAATACCTACTTCCCAAGTTCTTAGAGCTTGAGAACGCCATACTGACCAAAGCTATCTCTTTGGCACAGAAACTGGACGCGGACAAATCCAATGTGAACAGTCTGCAGACCTTAACATCAATTTTAAACAACTTGTTACCTAATAACCCATTGATTAATAAGCGGGCTGAGGTGGTTGAACCGGGTACACCACATTCGCCGCAGGAATGGAAGTTGACCATTGTCGACCCCACTAAATCTCAAGGTACCGAGGAAGCTGTTCCCACTGATAACCAAACCAAAGAGGTATAAAGTTGCATATGGAGGACGTGGTAGTGCGAAATCGACGACGTTCGCCCAGGTTATGGTCTATAAGGGACAGGCTGAAGGAGCAAAGATTGGATGCATACGGGAGTTTCAGAATTCGCTGGATGATTCTGTTTATGCTCTCATATCTGATCAGATCTCGATTCTTGAAGCGCCTGGCTATAAGGTTCTATCCAACCGGATAGACAACAAGGTCTCAGGCGGGGCCATGAGATTTAAAGGGCTCTCACGGTCCATTGATGCAATTAAGTCCATGCATGGATTTAAGATATTTTGGTTGGAAGAAGGGCAGTTTATATCTGAGGCATCATTAAAGATACTAACGCCCACATTGCGTATACCGGGATCAGAACTGTGGATAAGTGCAAACCCTAATTCATCGGCTGATCCCTTTTCACAGCGGTTTATTGTACCATTCCAGAAGGAACTTGACAAGTATGGATTCTATGAAGATGATATGCACCTTATTGTCAAGATCAATTGGCGAGACAATCCTTGGTTCCCTGATGTGCTCGAACAAGAACGAGCCCATGACTTTATCCACTTACCAAGGGCACTCTACGACCATATCTGGGAGGGAGACTTTAATGATTCCGTCGAAGATTCCATTATCAAGACGGAATGGTTTGACGCTGCCGTTGATGCCCACAAAAAACTTGGATGGGATCCGACAGGAGCCATCGTTGTGGCACACGATCCATCCGATTTGGGGACTGACGATAAAGGACTTGTCGTCCGTCACGGTAGTGTCGTCTTAGAAGCATGCTCACGATCATTTGGGGAGATTCATGATGGTTGCAACTGGGCTTTATCTCAAGCTGTCACTAATAACGCTGATCTATTTGTTTGGGATTGTGATGGTGTGGGCTTGGGTCTCAAGGGGCAAGTTAGTGACGCGCTCAAGGGCAAAAAGATGGAGTTTAACATGTTTAAGGGTTCGGAGGGACCTTTTAAACCCTACAAAATCTACAAACCCTTACTTCCAACAAGTCAAATCAAACAAAAGGATAGAACGAATAAAAATACTTTTCGCAATAAACGCGCTCAATATTATTGGATGCTCAGAGATAAACTCTACGCTACGTATCTGGCGGTCGAAAAGGGCGTTTACACACACCCTGACGAAATGATTTCGATATCCTCCGAAGTTGAGGACTTAAAAGTTTTGAGATCTGAAGTTTGCAGGATACCGAGGAAATATAACACAACTGGAAAGATCCAGATAGCCACTAAAAACGAGATGCGTAAGATGAAGATCCAAAGTCCCAATGTTGCCGATTCCCTGATGATGAGCTTAGTTGCACCACAGCTTATGTCAGATGATGAAGGAATAAAATTTGACCATTATTAGGAGATACTAAAATGCCGATGCCTGAACCGTACAATATGGAGCCTGACGAGTACCAACAGAGTCGTGAGGCCATGAACTCAACAGAACCGAGATGGTACGATAAACACGTCTCAGGTTTGATTTCAAAAATCGCAAAGGCTCTCGAGCCCTTTTTGGCAGAGGGCTATGCCCGGCAGGGTGCTGATATCATTCAACAGCACAAACGTGACATTGAAGCTGCCTACAACATGCAACCGCCCCAACAGGACGAGGAAATCCTCAAGCGGACTCAAATGGAGTAGTCATGCCTGAAAATCATTATGACTGTATAAAGTGTCTGCAAGAAGCACAAGAGGTTGAATTTGACAACCGTGAAATGGTGCGCGAGGCAGACCTATTCCTGAATAAACGTGACGGCCAATGGGAACCTAAAATCCTTGACAAGTGGGTTAATCGTCCTCGTTATACCTTTGATGAATGTAACCCAATTGTTGACGATATTATGGGTGAAATGGAAGGCATCGGATTTGATGTACGCGTCGAGCCTGCTGGTGGATTAGCCACGAAACAGATGGCTTTAAACTTTGGTGGGATTATACGTCAAATTGAATCCATTTCACGCGCGCGCGAAATATATAATGATTGCGCGCGTATAACAGTTGGAACTGGGTTTTCTGCATGGCGTGTGGTAACAGGTCTCCGAGATGGTGACAGTTTTCAACAGGACCTGATGATCAGAATGATTCCGAATGCTCAGGATTCAGTATGGTTTGATCCAGGTGCTGTTCGCAGAGATATGGCTGACGCTGACATGTCGTGGGTATTGTCTTCGTTAACTTGGAGGCAATACCACGAGCGTTGGCCGGAAGGTAGTGGTACATCAATTGGTCGTGCTATGCTAGCAAATGCGTATTCCCACAAAAAGCCTCATGAAGTAATTGTTGGTGAATACCTTTATAAAAAACAAAAGAAACGTGAACTTGCACTTCTAACAAATGGCGCAGTTGTTGAGGTCACTGAAGAATTCGGTATGATATATGATGAACTTCAGAAAGCCGGAATTCAGGTTCATAAGACCAAAACGAGTTCAGTTGATGTTGTATGCCAACGATTCTTTGATGGATCAGACTGGTTGACAGGTTCTAAAGAGTCTGTCTTCATGTATATTCCTATAGTCCCAGTGTATGGCAACTTCCGCATCTCTGAGGATAAGGTTATCTACTGGGGCGCTGTTGAGAAATTGATGGATGCCCAGCGGATCATTAACTATTCTGAATCTCGTAAGATTGAAGAGGGTGCTTTGGCTCCTAAAGGTAAAGTATGGATGTCCAAAGAACAAGCTGCTTCTACAGATGTTAAAAGAACCCTGCAAACCCTTAATACCAACAATGATCCTGTACAATTCTATGACGCCGTGGAGGGGCAAAACCCGCCTGCATATGTTGGTTCACCTGCATCTAACCCTGGACTGATGGAAACAACTCAAGCTGCACAGAATTTTGTACAACGAACCTCTGGAACTTTTGACGAAGCTCGCGGTACCGCTCCTCCACGGCGTTCCGGAATTGCAATCCAGCATCTCCAGAACAAAAGTGATAATCCCAAAAAGAAATGGGTGACTGCTGTTCAAGTAGCTATCTCTCATACTTATGAGATTTTGATTCGAGCCATCCCTAAAGTCTATGATATGCCTCAACAGATGCGTATTTTAGGATTTGATGGCACTGAAGATAAAATTGTTATCAATCAAACAGTCCGTGATGAACAAACTGGGCGTTTAGTAACCATAAATGACCTCAGCGCGGGTAAATACGGTGTCACATGTGTCCCAGGACCCTCATTCTATACACGTCAACAGGAAACTGTTGCTGCAATTACCGAATATGCACAGATTGACCAATCAATTTTACAATTTGGTGCTGATATTCTGTTGAATAACATCAATTCTCCTGGTATGGAGAAACTTGCTGCTCGTAAACGTCGTCAAATGGTGCTCCAGGGACTCATTCCTCCTGATCAAATGACAGAAGAGGAGAAGAAGATGTTTGAGCAGGTCCAAAGTCAGGATAATATGAGTCCTCTGGACCGCGCCAACCTTATGATCGCCCAAGCACAACTCGCTGAAGTTCAGGGTCGTAACAAAGAACGGTCCTTCAAACTACAGCTTGATGCTCAGAAATTAGAGTTACAGGAGAATACTGAGCGCTCCAAGGCAATGATCCAAATGATGGAGACATTGACCAAGCATGTTGAAGCTCAGGCTCGTACCTTAAAACTTATCAGGGAAGCGTCTGGATTGGCAGTTATGCCCCACAAAGGTGTTATATCTGCCTTTGAGGAGCAAGTTGATGATCTAAGACAAGCAATTAAAACCAATTAACCGTACTGGGCGGTACCCAGGCATTTAATGAAAGGATAGGCAAATGACTGAAGAGCATGAAAACAATTTGGGTCCTACCGGGGACGAAAACCGGGCGGCGGAAGAGGAACATCATCAAGAACAAGACAACAATCTTGCTCTTGAGGATGGATCTGGTATTGACCAGGAGAAGGTAAACAAACGGATCAATAAGATCACCTTTGAAAAACACGAGGAAATCCGTAAACGAGAAGCTATCGAGGAAGAGAATCGTAAGCTGAAGGAGCAGATTGAGAAAGACAAGCAAGCTGCTGCAGATGCTGAAGTTCAAGTCCCCGATATGCCTGATGCCTTTGACCCGGAATTTAGCCGCAAAGTCAAAGAGAGGGACGAAGCCATACGGAAAAAGGCCTTAGCAGATGCGAACAGAAAAGCTGCTGAGGATAGTCGGCGGAGAAGCCTTGAAACGACTGCGAATGAACAAGCTCTATCTATTCAGCAAAACGTGGATCGCATGTACGCCGACGGCAAGAAACTGGGCATTAAAGATGAAGACCTGAAAAAAGCAGATAAAACTCTTACGACCTTTATCAGAAGCTCTTCTCTGGCACAGTTCATATTAGCCCAGGAGCAATCCGCTCAGCTTGTTACGCATCTGGCAGACAATATCGTTGAATTGGATAAAATCTCAAGAATGGACCCGCTATCAGCTTCAGCCTATATTTCATCGAAGATAATCCCGGGTCTTAAAAAAGGTGTTCGTAGTTCTGGTGCTCCTGATCCTTTAGATACCTTGCCTACTGGTAAAGGCGATAAGTCTTCCGATCCATACCTCAAGGGCGTTCAATTTGAATAATCGGAGGAATTAAATCATGGCCAACTCGTTATCAAGTAACATTACCAGGAAGGTAATGCGCGCTTTTATTCCGGCCTTTGAAAAACAGCGCGTCCTTTCCAAAACCGTCAATACCCAGATGTTCAAGGGCCAGTTCAATCCAGCATCTGGTGATTATGTTGACATCAAACGTCCACACCAGTACAATGCGGTCCGAACTGCAGGTGGTGATATTTCTGCGGCAACGTGGAATGACATCATTGCTGGTAAGGCCACGGCACAGGTGCAGAACTATATCACCGTGCCGATTGACTGGACCAACAAGGAAGAGGCTTTGGAATTGGATCAGCTCGAAGAGATTTTGAAGCCTGCAGCCGAGACTGCGGTCATCGAACTGGAAACTTCCTTCTGTGATTACATGTATGAGCATGCCGCTCTCCAGGTTGGCACTGTCGGTACAGTAGTCGATGCCTGGGCGGATGTGGCTTCTGCCATGTCCATGATGAAAGCTCTCGGGATTCCCGCGGGTGAACATCACTATGTCTGTAACCCTTTTACCATTCAGAATCTTGCCGGTGCCCAAACTGGCTTGTCTGCGGATCCTTCTCGTCTCGTGCAAACGGCATGGGAGAATGCCCAGATCGCATCACCTTTTGCCGGCCTGAGAGTGCTTTCCAGCAATAGCCTGAGTTCTTATGTTTCAGGTTCCCTTGCTGATCGTGCCGGTACTTTGAATGGCGCCCCGGATCAGACCTATGCAACCCACAAGGACTCCATGCTCCAGACCTTGGCGGTTACTGCTCTCGGTGCCGGTGCTGATACCATCAAAGCTGGTGAGATGATCGAAATTGAGGGTACTTATTATGTCCATCCGCGGACTGGTAAGCTTATTCTCAATCAAACCGGTGCAGCCATTACCTGGAAAGGAACTGTGGCTGCAGATGTCACCTTAGCTGGTGGTGCTGGTAACATCACTGTTTATGGCCCTGCTCTCTATGAGGCCAATGGCCAGTACAACAACATTGATGCAGCCATCGTTGGTAATGAGGTTATCAATATCCTCGGTGCTGCGGCTACCAACTATCAACCCAATCTGTTCTATCACAAAGATGCTTTCGCGATTGCTTTTGTGAAACTGCCGAAACTATACTCGACAGACACAGTTGCAGTTACCAGTGATGGCATTGCAATTCGCTGTTCCAAATATAGCGATGGTGATGCGAACACCCAGAAGATCAGGTTTGACCTTCTGCCTGCTTTCGCCTGCCTGAATCCGTTCTTCGCCGGCAAAGGCTGGGGCCTGACCTAGCAGTTAACCTTTTATCCTTATCCCGCCCCTTCGGGGGCGGGGTTTGAGAAAGTGAGTGAACAATGCCTTTGATTACAATGTATCACCCCAAAAAAGCAGCACCTGGCTATCGGAAAGCTGTCATTGACGAAACTGAGCAGAAGTTCTTTGCTGAGCTCGGATTTCTGACAGCAGCTGAGCTGAAAGAAGCTCAAATGGTGGCGACCATTACGTCTGAAACCAAAGACGATACCGAAAAAATCGATGACAAGAAAGGTTCTACCAATGCCAAAGGGACTGGATCCAAATAAGGGATTTGGCAGACCTGGATCTCTACGGTTTCACAAGTTGACCATATTATCTTGTGAAACCGTAGGAGACGTAGCTGCCTATGTTTTTCAGGTAACTGGAAAAAAGTTTGACCCATTGAAAGTTATTCAACGTGTGGGCATCAAGCTCATAGAGGACAATCGACATGACAAAGGTTAATGAAGTTGTTGTTGATGCTCTTGAGGAGATTGTCGTACAACAAGATGAAGCTCCTATAACTCAATCTGAAGCCCAAGCAGTTATTCGTACATTGAATGACATGATGAATATGTGGGCTGCTAAAGGAATCAACCTGGGATATACTGCTGTTACAAAGCTCAATGATATACTAACAGTTGCTCCAGGGGCAATTTTAGGAATCAAATCGATTCTTGCCATCTATATGGCCAACAAATATGAAGTACCTGTTTCTGCGGATTTACGGCAGAAGGCTAAAGATGGCTGGAAGGCGATTTTAAATATTGCTATACAAACAGCTCCAGTTCAATACCCTCCGACATTACCAATGGGATCAGGTAATACATATCCCAGTTTCTCTACTTTAACATTTTACCCTGATTATGAAGATTTGATTCTTGAGGAAACAGGTGGCGCAATAGCCCTTGAAACTGAAACTGAGGTAGAATAATGACTTCATCCATTAGAGCTAAAGATGTGCGTAAAAGTCAATTTAACGCACAAACATCATTGTTGTCTACTGATTACTTTGATTTTGTTCGTAGTAATCAAAACTTCCGGATAACCTTTGCTGATCTAGTTACAGCTCTTGGGGTAACGGGTTCTTTATCATCTCTAGGGGAGGTTGCAGCTATTCCTGTTCTTAATGTAATTGGTAGTATCAATTATATTAGAAAGATTATAGGTGGTTCAGGAGTAGTAGCTTCTGTGAGTCCGTCAAATGGAATTCAACTTGACCACAATTTTAGCCCTGATAAAACAGGTGTACCTGTACTCATTAACGAGACATCGGCAGTTCCTGTTATACGTAGCCTGGTTGCTGGTACTGGTATTACCATTGGTGGGTCTGGTAACATCGTTCAAATTTCTACTTCTGGCTCCCCAGGAACGACAAAAACAATCCAAGTTTTTAGTATTAGCGATTTTCCTGCTCCTGCTGCAGGTGTTATTACTCTTGCTAGTGATACTGAATATCGTCTTATGAATGACGTATCATCCGCCAATAGATACATACTTGGTGAAGGAACAGTTCTTTCAGCTACAGATCCTGAATTAATTACACTTGAATATACCGGTGCAGGAACTATGTTTACTGCAACCGATAAAAATTTTTATTTTCGTGGTTTAGGGGTCAAATGTACTTCAGGTACCGCTTTTAACATTGAATCAACATCAGGCCTCCATCATTGTGAATTATATTTCACAAACTTAAATGTAGCAAATGTAGGTGATTTTGATGGAATGGCTCTTATTGAATTTGCCTTTGGTGAATGGACTGTTTCAACTCAAGGTATTACATTCACAAATAATATTACTTCTTTAGCTATCGATACTATAAATTTAACAATTGCTGCAGGTGCAGGTAACGGAATTAATTTCGGAGCAGCAACTTTTGATGATATTTATATCCATAGAGTTGTATTTGATATAGATTCTACTGGATACTGTATTATGGGGGCTGCAAGTTCTGCCAATATTAATGCAGGTGGTTTAGGCCAAGTTCTTAGTTGTAAACAACTCGGGTCTGCAGGTTTTCTCAATACCATTAGTGTTTTTGATAACTTATGGGAATTTAGCCATAATGCTGATGTCGTTGATAGCGAAGATGCTATTGTTGCTTATCATGGTGGTGGGACAATAGCAATTGCTGCCTTAGGTACACCAGTTATTATTGGTGCCACATGGACAATTGCTGAAGCTCATCGTTTCTCTGGTACAGCTGGCGGTCGATTTACTTATAATGGTAAGGGTGCTCATGTTGAAGTAAGTTGTTCAATATCAGCATCAATTGCAGCAGCAACTGACATCTGTACATATTTTCTTTATAAAAACGGATCACCTATTGCAGGAGCTGCTATCAAAAGTTCCTTTACGAATGGAACAACAACGAATATTTGTTTGACTTGGTCTTTAGAACTTGCAAATGGAGATTACTTAGAATTGTGGGGTCAAAACGATGATACCAGTGCTGACCTTACAATTACTAATGCAATTGTAAGGATTAATTAATGCAGATACCATTAGGCCTCGGGTTTTACACTTCTGATTCATTACCGATATCACATCAGGAGTGTACCAATTGGATACCTGTTAAACAAACAATGCCTGCAATGGCAGAATGGACTTTATTAGGTACTCCAGGCATAACTCAATTAGTTACAACTAGTTCTTTATCAACTGCCGCTAATAGAGGTGCTTGGGATTTAGCAGGTATTCCATATTTCGTTAATGGTGATACATTGTATCGCTTGGATAGAACTATCATTTCAGGCGTTGAAACCTTTTCAACTACCTCTTTGGGAACGATTTCAGGATCTGGCAGAGTTTCTATGGCTGACAATGGGACTCAATTAATGATCTTAGTCCCTGGAGGCAACGGTTATATCTACACTGTAGCTGGAGGCTTAGTTGCGATATCTGACCTTGATTTTACTGCTAACGGTAATCCTCAGTATGTTGTTTTTATTGATGGATATTTTGCGTGTTCAACTGATAGTAAAAAATGGATCGTTAGTGCGCTTAACGATGGGACTTCTTGGAATGCTCTTGATGTGGGCTCTGCTGAGTCTGACCCAGATACAATCGTAGCTCCTATCGTTTATAACAACCAAATCTATATCACTGGGTCTGAGACAACTGAAGCTTTTCAGAATATCGGTGGTGCTGGCTTTCCGTTCCAGAGAAGCAATATCTTTATCTCTAAAGGTTGTTATGCTCCCGCTTCGCTTATCTCATTCAATCAGCGCATATTTATGGTTGGAGGAGGTAAAAATGAACGTGCAGGAATTTGGATGTACGCTGGTGGGGAGTTTGAAAAGATTTCTACAATTCCTATCGATGACGTTATGGCTGGCTACACTGATACTTCTCTTGCAGCAACTTTTGCAATGGCCTGGGGCTCAAGAGGTCAGCTTTTGGTGGCGTTCACATTCGTCGATAGAACCTTTGTATACAATATCACAACCCAATTGTGGCACGAAGTTAAGTCCGGCATACCTAATTCTACTACCGGCGACTTAGAACAAATGCGATGGCGTGTTAATTCTATGGTAACAGCTTATGGCTATAATCTTGTAGGCGATTCACAAGACGGTAGAATTGGTAAACTAGATACTGATGTTTATACTGAATATGATAACAATATTATTAGAGTAATGGCGACACCTCCATTAGCTAATGAAGGTAAGTCCTTTAGATTACCAAGAATTGAACTTACTTTGGAGGCTGGTGTTGGAATTGATGGTACTGTTGATGATCCAATGGTATCTATGGCTATCTCAAAAGATATGAAAACCTATGCTTACGAACGTAATCGTAGTATAGGACCTGCAGGCCAATATGGACGTAGAACTGTATGGCGTAAAAATGGAAGAGTTCCTCGATACTGTATTTTACAGTTTAGACTTTCAGATCCAATTAAACCTGTGATTATAAAAATAGAGGCAAGTATTATATGAGATCAACAGTTGTCCCAATTGATCCTTCATTTCCTATAATTCAGGAAAATAAATTACCTGTTGATTTCTTTCGTTTGTGGATCTTACAAGTAACAGAAGGCGGACTATTAATTGGATCTGGATCACCAGAAACTGTAATTGAGGCTCAACAAGGTAAATGTTATATGGATGAAGATGGATCAACTGGCAACGTCTTCTACATAAAACAAAAAGCTGATATAGCCGGAGATAGGACACAAGGATGGAAGCTAATAGGGTAGCAACAATACCAGTTTCAGATATTTTAGAACCAGTTCTTTTGCAGGAAAAGCAAGTTGATTGCCCTGTATTACATCACTTTGGCCCTGGAATTTATATTCGTGAAGTCTTTATACCAAAAGGAACTTTTGCAGTTGGGCATAAACAAAAGACTATCCATCTGAATATCTTTCTCAGGGGTAAAGTTACAATGATAAATGAAGATGGTAGTACGTATGATCTTGAAGCTCCAATGATTTTCCCGTCTCCTCCAGGCCGGAAGATAGGTTATATCCATGAAGACCTTGTCTGGTTAAACGTCTATGCTACTGAGGAGACAGATGTTCAAAAACTGGAGGAGACATACCTTGAGAAAAGTGAAGTTTGGCAAGCTGTTCAAGCTCCACTTATGCAACGAACCGCTGATAGAGCAGATTTTGAAGCTTTCTTAAAAGAATATGGTTTATCAGCAGATATTGTACGCGCAGAGTCTGAAAGAACCGATGACTTAATATCACTTCCTTTTGGCGCATATGCTGTTCAAACAGGACCTTCGGAAATCGAAGGTATAGGATTATTTGCTACAGCAGTCATTAGAAAAGGTGATGTTATAGCACCTGCAAGATTATATAATAAACGAACTATTGCAGGACGATATACAAATCATTCAATGTTTCCTAACGCTGAAATGCAGAGGGTAGGAGATGATATTTATCTTGTAGCTACTCAAGTTATAAATGGATATCAAGGCGGAAAACTTGGGGACGAAATTACTGTTGACTATAGACAAGTTTTAAAAGTGAGGTAGAACTATGTCAGGAGTTGCCACTGCAGCTATAGGTGCCGCGGTTATAGGTGGAGCAATTAGTGCTGATTCATCTAGAAAAGCCGCTAATACCCAAGCAGATGCTATAGAAAATGCCGCAAATACAACAAAAGCATCTGCTGCTAAAGCTCGTCAAGATGTTCTTGATCTTTATACACCAGCATTAAGTGATTATAACGCCAGAATGCTTGATCTGGGTGATCAGGTACGTGAAGGAAACGCTGATGTTATGCGTACATTAGCTTCTACTGGTGTTAATGTTAATGCTATGCTGGAACAAGCAGGGGCTGATGCTCGCCGGGCTATTTTAGGCAGTACGGCACAATCTGTAGGAGTTTCTCGCCAAGGCTTTGATGCTCAATATACACGTATCAATGCGTTACCTCCGACTGAGCAAGATGCTGCATTCGCCAATATGGCAAGCAATATAGGTCAACGAGTTGCCCAATTAACCGGTGAAGATCCTTCTACGATTGTTAATGATTTAGGTAATAACGCTGGCTTTAATGAAACTGCTATGGGGATTGCAAAAGCTGCGACAGGTAGAACTGCTGCTGGGAGTATAACAAGTGGCGGATTTGGGGCTGGAAGAGATATTACTGCTCAGGTTGTACAAACGGGTCCTGGCAGTGAATCACCTTCAGAAACCTTAAACATGGATATTACGACTCCTGCAATTAACATGGTTCAGATGGCTGATGGATCTTACGTGCCTCAAGAAGCTGCTCCAGGTACAGGGTTTTATGGTGCTATGGAAAACCTTGATACAGGTGAACGACAAAGTTTATCAGCACTAGCTCAGGGTACAGGCATTGCTCGTGGCGATGTAATGACCGGACGAGATACTTCTTTGGCAACGCTAAGTGCAGCCAAGAATGAAGCTTTTGGACGTTTACAGCCATATACTGACGCTGGTCGTGCTGCTCTTGATAAAGAAGCTGCATTAACTGGCGCTTTTGGACCTGAGGCTCAGCAAGCTGCAATTGATGCTTATATCGAAACACCTGGGCAAAAGTATTTGCGTGAACAGCAGGAACAAACTTTACTTAGGAATACTGCAGCAATCGGTGGTTTAGGTGGTGGACGTGTACGAACTGCTCTTCAAGAGCAGGCAATGAATATTGCTTCTACTAATATGCAACAAGACTTGACAAACTTGCGATCATTAGCTATGCGCGGTCAAGAAGCTGATACAACAGGCGCAAATATTGCCCAAGCAACGGGTTCACAAGCTGCAGGTATTCAGATGAGTGCTGCTCAGCAACTTGCTGCACTTGCTGAAGCTCTTGGAACCAATTCTGCGAATCTTATCAATATGACTGCTCAACAGCGGTCTGATCTTGCCATGCGCGCAGGACTTTCACTTGCTGATCTTGAGCAAGCTATTGGTTCCGCTCAAGCAGGTGCTTTAGGTGAATTTGGTTCAAAGATTGCAGCTACACAAGCAGGTAGTATTGCGGATGTTGCCAAATTAGGTGAAACCCGTGCCACCAATATGTTAACATCTCAACAGAATTTAGCACAGATTCTTGCGAATATTGGGATAGGTGCTGGTTCAAAAATATCCGATCTTCAAGTAGCAGGTGGCTCTGCTGCAGCTGCAGGTGCTCAACAACAAGGCCAGATTGCTGCTCAAACGATTAATAACCTTGGGTCTTTAGCCGCATATGGAATCGGAAATAACGCTACTGTAACACCTGCAACAACCTCAATTAATACTGTAGGCAATGTAGATCAGTTTGGTCAGCAAATAAATCCCATGTATGCAGGCATGTAAAAGGAGAATACAATGGTAGATCCAACCTCTTTTGCTCGAGTACAAGCTCCTGGCGGGATGGAGAATTTCGCCGGTAATGTAGTTCGAGCTCATCAAGCTGGAGTTAGTACTGGCATAATGCAGAATAAGAACCGTTTGATGATGGAAGCTGATGAACGGCAGAAAACTGCTGAACAACGAGCTAAAGGTGCTTATGATGCATGGCGAAATGGTAACAAAGATGCCTTTCGAGCATATGTCGGTGATTTAGCCACACTAGATCCAAAAGCAGCAAAAGACCTTGTTGCTACTTATGGGGCTTTGGATCGAACCAATTTCGTTTCTGCCGCTTTCCATGTAAACAATGCATTGCTTTTCGATGGAACAGATCAGGAAGCCTCTGACTCTGCATTGATTCAGGCTGTTGATGCATTAAACGTGGTTCCTGAGCATCCATATGCAAAGAACCTCAAAAAGATCATAGCAATGCAACCGGGTAAAGAAAAAACACATGCACTTCTTCAGGCATACAATTTTGCTCGTTTATCAGGCGCCTACGGTGATCCTGAGAAAATGGGTCAACAGAATCTGGATTGGGAGAAACTCAGAGTCCAGCAAGGCAATCTCCAAATGCGTGTTGCTGAATACTATCAAGATGTGAAAAAAGAAAATGCTATGGAAGCACATCGCAAATGGACTGAAAAGTATGGAGATGAACCGCCTCCAGGATTCTACTGGGATAAGGATACCAAGGAACTTAAGGTTACTCCTAATGGTCCTGAATATGTTCGTCGGTCAGAAGAGAAACGCAAACGTATGGAAATGTTTGATAACAATATTACAAAAGGCGAACGGTTGCTTGGACAAATTGAAAAAGCTCTTAGCCAAGCGAATTGGAGAACAACTGGTCCTCTGGGTTTTGTCCTTAAATTTATCCCAGGAACTGATGCCTACGATTTAAAGGCAATGGCTGATACAGTACGAGCCAATATAGGTTTTGATGCTCTCCAGAAAATGAGGTTACAGAGTCCTACAGGTGGTGCTTTAGGTCAAGTAGCTGTTAAAGAACTCGACTTCTTACAAGCTTCTTTGGCAAACCTCGATCAAGCTCAGGGTATTGATCAATTTAAAGCCAATATGAAAATTGTTATGGTCCACTATAAGAAATTCTTACAAGCTGCTCGTGAGGAGATGAAACGAGCTGAAGATGTGTCAATTGATAAATTTCACGGGTCAGGCCCAATGGGGGCTGAAGTTTCTAAAACCAGTGAAATGCAATTTAACGATGATACGCCTACAGAAGACTTGTTAAACGTATTCTAAAGGACTAAATTATGGCAACAGCGTCCCAGCAACAAATTGATGCTTTTAATATGCTTCGTCAGCGTCCAGGAGTATTTTCTGACGAACAATTGAAGGCTATCGATATTCTCGAAAAGCGCGGTGAGCTAGAACAGAATATAATCCCCATTATGCAAAAAGTGAAAGCTCGCCAAGCTGGTACACCAACTCCTGAAACACCTGCGTCGCCATCGCCTGGTGCTCCTGAAGCGACTCCTGGGGAACCTGCCACTCCTCAGGAGTCAGCTGACGGAAATGTAGGATCAGGTGGTTTCTTTGGTACTGCCTCAGAAGACGTTATGAGAGATATACAGCAAATAGGGGACGATCCTCAACAGTTCATGATGATGTTGGCAAAAACAAATATTCGTCCTATGGCACAAGGATTGACAGGGGCAGGTGGCGCTATCGTAGGATCGGGTGCAGGACCTGTAGGAACAGTTGCAGGTGGCGCGTTAGGTTTTGCAATTGGCGATGATGTTGCTGATATACTTGAGAATTTCCTCGGATTACGTGAGCCCCAGCCAATTAAATTTGAGCTTCAAGAGGCTGGTAAAAATATTATGGAAGGTGCTAAATGGGAAATCGCTGGAGGTTCAGTTGCCGCAGGTGCAGGCATGACTGCAACAGCAATTGGTAAATCAAGAGCTGGACAAGCAATTGCTGAAACCTTAGGTAAAATTAAAAGTAAAATGCCGCCTTTGAAAGCTTCAAGTGCTCGTAAAATGGTAGGTGAAGTTCTTGCTGCTGATATTAAAGGGCGTCCACCTATTATTGCAGAAAATGTTGAGCAAGCTCAGATTCTGGAAGATATGATTCCAGGGCTAAAATTTGAATATGGTAAATTGACTAAAGATTCAACTTTTATGGCACTTGAAAAAGATGTTGCAAAAGAGATGCCAGAATACGCTGCTCAACGAAATTTACGTCAAGATCAAAATTTGACAGCTATTGAAAATTTCTTAGAACAGCAAAAAGGAATCATTAATGATGACGTCGCAAAACAAATATTCGGAGCAGAGCAAGAACTTGTCGAACGTGGGACCATTACTGCCCGTCGTCGTTTGGCTGAAGCTGAGGCCGGATTACGAGCTCCTGAAGAAGCTGTCACTGAAGCAGGACAAACCATAAAAGGTGAAATGCGGGAAGGATATCACAGTGCCAAAGAAGAAAGTTCGGCCTTATTTGAAGGTATAGGCCATGAAGCAGCTCCTGCTGAATCTATTGTTACAAAGATTGAAGAACTCGCAGTTCCCTTTGAGCGTGGTGAAGATGTTGTATCGAATTTTCCTGCCGACCTGAAAAAAGTTTATGTTGACTTTTTGAGGGCAACTGGTCGTGATGTGCCTAAAAGCAATTTACCAGGTTTAGGCAAACTACCAAAAGACCTTACCCCAACTAAGGCAATGTCTTATTCTGATATAAACAGCTATCGGAAACGATTGAAATCTGCTCTTGATAACCTTAAGGGTATGCCTCCACATAGGCGAAATAAGCAGATGGAAAAACGGCTTGCTGAAGTAATAACCTCAATGGAGGACATTCTCAATGCTGGTGTCAAAGATGAAAAGTATACTGCAATGGCTATACGCAAAGCTCGTGACCTTCATAAAAAGAATGTATATGAGCCTTTTGAAACTGGTCGTACAAGTGAAGTCTTGGATGACAAAGTTTCTGACGCTAAAGTGGCTGCAGAATTTTTTCAAAAAGGACCAGAAGGTACAGTAGCTGCTAAACAGTTCAAAAAAGCCTTAGGTAATAACAAAAAGGCTAATGATGCATTACGCCTTGCA